GCTCGTTGGCGAGCGCCGGGGCGGACGATGCCATATTGCTATTGACGGTTTGCGTCCATTCCGGAGAGGATTCTGTATATCGGCGGGATTGTTGGTATGGGGTACTGGCTCATGGTGTTGTTGATGTTGTCATAGAGGTAAGGCCAGATGGCGTCGTATACGGCTTGTTTTTCTTCGTCTCTTTCGATTGACTGGCCTTCTTGGAACGTGGCCTGGTAGTTGAGCGTCATTTCGAAACACACGCCGCCATCCCCTTGGGGCTGATCGTTTTGCCGGGAAACCACCTTAAGGCTTGCGTCGATGCATACCGGCCCGTCTAGGTCGCCGTCGGCATGCGTGAGCGGCACGTTCAGCTGGAAGTCAAATGCGTATGAGCCCGCTTGCTTCGGCATGTGTTCCAAGTGGATTTCGCTGTGTTCCGATATTTTCGAAAGTGATGTGATGGTTCTCATGCCGGAGTCGTCTCCACTTGTAGGGTTTTCTGCGCGCTTTGTCCCATCACGCTGATTTGAGAGATAGGCCCGTAGCTCGGGTTATGGATGACATAGCTGAATTCGATCTGGCCACACTCATGCGTCACCGCGACAGGCTCTGAATAATCGGCAGCAGATTCGGTGTCATCGTCGACGACTCGATGTTCGATGATGACACCGACCGCGTGCGCGTAACGGCGAATCTCGCCCATGGTGGGATCTTTGGTGCCTCCGTCGATGGCTTCGAGCTCGGGCACCGTGACGCCGATGCGTTGCGATACGGTCTCGGGATCGATGTGCTTGGCTTCGCGCATGGCGGCGAGCGCAGCCAGAAGCTGGTCGTCGTTGGCTACGAGTCTGCGCGCGCGTTCGCGCAGATGCTTGTAATTGGTTCCACGCTTTCTCATGTTTTCTCCATCGTCTGCTGTGTTTTCAGTTTATGGTATCGGGGTGGTATTCGGTGAGGCCTGTCCATCCATCGTCACGACATCTGTCCACTATTTGCCCCGCTTGGACTGCGAATCCCGTCTGTTTGTCGTAAAGTTCGATTTCGTCGCGTGTGCCCTTCTTGCACATGAGTCGCGCGCCGACTATCCATCGTTCCTTTCTGCGTTCCTTGTGGAAGAGCCGTGCGCTGATGCGTTGCGCTCGTTCGTCCTTCCATTCAGGCCATCGGATTTCGTAGACGCCTGGGGCATGGATCATGTCCTTGACCTCAAGGATCGGGACGAGCCGTCCTTCCATGGCTCTGCTTAGTCGGTTTTCGAATTCCGCTCTGGCCATGCTTTCCAGATAGTCGGCCTGTTCGCCTGAGCCGAATTGGTCGCTCACGTAGCAGTCCCACGCGTCATCGAGGGTTTTAGCATCGTCATTGACGACCCAGAACAGCTTGTTACGCCCCCAGTCGGAGCAGATCGACGGCGCCGGTTCCTTCGGCGGCGCGGGAACGGGGATTCGTAACATGCGCGGAAGTATATTCCGACCTCGGTACACAGTTTGCGCTTGCATCATCAGGAAGCGGCAAGTTCCAGGACTTCATCAGACTTCGGAAAGGCGTGTCGCCGCACCCTTCCGATTTGCGTTATTATGGTTGCAGTGCTACCATAGTTATATCACCAAGGAAAGGAGGTGGGCATGAAATGGACGGAAATCGCAACCGCGGTCAGCGCCATCGTGGGCAACGTGCTCTCGCTGGCCGCGATCATCATTTCGCTCAGGCGCAAGCCGCCGAGGCATAGGAAATGATCGAAGGTTCCGAGCGCTCGTACCGCCCGGAACCTTCGGGTTCCCATTCTATTTCATGGATCGCTATGAAGACAAGCACGTTGTTCTGCGTCTGCGCCGTCGCCTGCGCGCTCTCGTCGTTCGCCGCCGGCATGTCCGGCAAGCCGATTGTCGCCGGCCTGTTCGGTCTGGCGTCGGGCGGATGGTGCGTCGCCACGCTCCTCATGGCAAGGAGGGGCGGCGATGACGACTGAGTACCTCAGCTTCACGCAGATCGCCGAGCGGATCGGGGTCAAGACCGGCGCGCTCGGTCACTACAGGCTGCCCGACCCCGACGCCCTCATCGGACGCACGCGCGGCTGGCTGCCGGAGACCATCGACGCGTGGAACGCCGCAAGGCCCGGGCGCGGGGTCGGCGGAGGGAGGCCGCGCAAACACGCCGAATAACAAGAAAAACGCCCCTCCCCCAGCAATGCTGAGAGAGGGGCGGTGGCGTTTGTTCGCGGCGATTACTTGGCGGCCATGCGTACGGGGTTGTATGCGACTCCGAATCCGGCGGCGATGATGCCTGCGGCGGTGCTGATGAAGCCGCCGATGTCGGCATGCCCGAAGGTCATGAGACCCAGTCCGGCCACGGATGCGATCAGGGCGATCACGTAGATGATGGTGCGCACCGTGTCACTGAATACGGGAGTGTACGGTGTGGCCGTGTGGTCGGTGATGTCGGGCGTGTTCGTGCCGGTTTCCGTGATTTCCTCGAGTTGGGTGTCCGGCGTGTTGTTGGTCATGTTTGCTCCGATCAAAAAATGGTGGTGATGCCGTCACCCGGTCATGCGGATGACGGCATCGGTCTGGATTAGCGGCAGGTCACCACATCGCCCACGTAGTAGACGTTGATGTTGCCGGATGGTACGGTGCAGCGGCTGACGCTGTAGCCGTGGGACGTGGCGAAATCCCACACGGTGTCGCCCCACTGGAGGACCTTGGAGACCCCGGTGGACGGTGCGGGGGTGGCAGTAGAGCCGCCGCCGTAGGTGACGACATCGCCCACGTAGTAGCGGTTGATGTCACCGCTTGGCGTGTGCCATGCGGACAGGGGCCATGCGTTGTAGGCTACGGCGAGTCCCCAGATGGTCTCGCCCCACTGCATGACGTGGCTGATGCCACCCGTGCTGGTGTCGGCCGGAGGAGTGTTCGGCTGTGCGGGCGCGGCCGGTGTGGCCGGTGGCGTGGAGCCGCCGGTCGGGTTGGCGTACAGGTCCCACTGCCATGCGTCGCCACGGAAGATGTTGAGGTCGATGGGACTCCACGTGTTGACGACACCGGTGCCGCTGTACTGTCGCATGGCCTCGCCGTATGCGCCGATCATCCACGGGTTGGCCTGATAGCCGGTCGGGCTCATGTTCGCGTACTGGGCGATCCACAGGCCGTATCGGTCGCGGATGTCCTGCGGGATGGTGCCGGCGACCGGGCCGGTGTACAGCAATGGGCGCACGCCGCCCGAAAGCCGTTCGCACTCGCTCATGAATCGGCGTACCCAGTCCCAATCGCCCCATGCGGGATTGTCGTCCATCTCCCAGTCGAGCGCCACGATGCCGTGACGCCAATAGTTCAACGTGTTGGCGTAGAAGAACCGGGCCTCGGCCTCGGGGTTGCCGCCCATGGCGTAATGGTAGAGGCCGAATTTCTTGCCGGATGCCTGCGCTTGGGCGATCATGCGGTTGGCGTCCGTGTTGACGCCGGACACGAGACAGTTGTTGTACACCTGTCCCGTGCCCCATGTGGTGCCGATGACAACGAAGTCGGCCTGCGTGTTGGCGATGTCGATGCCGCACTGCCAGTTGGACACGTCGATGCCCTGCATGTCGGCCATCGCCGCAGGGGCGAACGACATGGAGACCGCGGCGACGAGCGCGGTCAGCGTCATGCCCACGCGCCGGTGCAGGCGTCCGTGTTTGTGTTTGCTTTTGTCGAGGATCTTCACATCCTCTCCTTCCCGCCCCGAGTCAAGGGGGCAATAGAAAAGCCATCCCGGAATGGGATGGCTTTGAAAACCGGTGCGAAAAATCAATGCCTGTGCGCGCCGTGATTGAACATGAGGATGAGCGCGAGCAACAGCAGGTATATGCAGCCTGCGATCATGAGATGCGTCATTGCCGGTCCTCCAAGTATTTTTCGGCGGCGTTGACTATCCAGCATTGCGCGTCGAGTTTTTCGAGTTTGGCGAGCTCGTATCGGACGGCCTCCGAATGGTCGTGCGACTGGTCGCCGTAGATCAGGCTGATGATCGTGTTCTTGATCGTGTCACGGCACAACTCGTCCATACGGTCGTCGAATTTCTCGGTACGCTCGCCGAGACGTCTGGTTTTGGCGAAATGCTGCGAGAGCGGCGAATCGTATGGCAGGCGTTCCGGCTGCACGTGCGCGTACAGGGCGGTTGCCAACGCGTCCAAAGCGCCCGGCCAGACTTTGAGTACGAGCGTGATGAGCGCGCACGCGCCACCCACCCCGCCGAAACCAGCTAGAAACGTCTGAAACACATTGCATCTCCTTAAAAAATCAGTTTTGCAGTGGCATGAGGCCGCCGTACAGTGCGCTCATGCCTGGGACGAGCTTCTTGTATTCCTTCCAATCCGCTTGTGTCATCAGATTGATTGCCGATAATTGCATCGGATGATTCAACGGACACTTCAATTGAATGAATTGCAGGTCGTCCAAATGAAAATCAAAGCCAAGGAATGTGGCTCCGGCTGTATTGTTATAAGGAAACAGGCGTCCACTAGTCTGATTTGCGTTGGCTACGTAGCAGATACCATCATGCCATCTGCTATCTTCTGGCATGTTGAAAAGCCAGAAATTCAGATGGAAATCACCGGAGACCGGTTCGCACAGTCGAATCTTGGCATAAGGATTGACAGCGCCACTGTTCGGCGTAATGATCATGCGATCAGGGTCAGCATGCTGCACGGTCGCCTCGTATGTCGAGATGGCACTGTTCGGGAGCATCAAGAGTGGATCTGGAATCAGATTCGTTACCAGGCTCATGCCACCACCCCCAAGAGGGTTAGGCGAGCGGCATGCTGTCCCCGTCGAACCATTCCAGCTGGTCGAGCAGGGCCTTGTTCGCCTGGTATTCCGCCAGCGTGCACAAGAACATGTCTGTCACGGCGACGGTCGGATTGCCTGACCTGACGGAATAAAGCATTGCCATCGGACCGGCATTGCTGGCGGTCAACTGGTAGCTGACACGTTGGCTTGCACTGAGGTCGCCATACATGCTCAACGAGATAGTGCCGCCGGTGACGTTCACATAGGCACTGACCAGATATCTCGTCCCTGGCTTGTTCGGAATGGTCGTGATCGGCACCCACTCGTCTGCTCGCAAGGTGATGGTCGAGGATGGACTCGTGCATAGGTTCGTGACCATCATCGGGCACCACCCGCCCGATAGTCGCGCCTACTGAAGTGGCATTGTGTCCCCCGTGAAGAAGCCCGGAAGTCCCCCCCCCAATGGCGGCGTCATACGTGCTCGCAAGCTCCAACTGCGGTCTGCGCGCCTTCATGGCGGAACCGGACGCGTGGTAGAAGCAGATCATGAACGCCTTGCCGGCGGTCGGGGTGAAACGCATGTTCTTCACGGTCCAATCGGCCACATCGCGGAATTCACCCGAGCCCGCCAGGTACTTCCAATCGGTGTCGAAGACCTGTACGTTTCCGCCGCCCATGACCTCGATGTTGAACACGAGCTGCCCAACGTCCGGCGGCGCAGAGAAGGTGATGGCGCAATAATCCCCACCGCCTGCTCCGACCGTCAGCTCGCCGTTCGAGACTGTCTTGTCGCCGGAACCCCACAGGCCGTTCGAGAAATCGGGGCTGGTGAAAAGATTAATCCTCTGCATGATTCTCCTTGTCGAGACTGTCGAGCACATCCTGCGGAATCAGTTTTATGGCCGCTGCGAGTTGGCTGGTCAGGATTGCGTTTTGCTTGTTGAGTGTGCCGATCTGCGCGGAGAGCGTGTCGATGACGTCGTTCGCGTCGGCTGGAATCTGCTGAGTCAAAATGTCTCCTTTTTAATGCGGGACCCCCACAATCCGATTGGATTGCAGGGGTTGAAAAAATTGGAATGCCGGGTTAGTCGGCGGCTGTCATCGTGTCGATTCGGGTCACGGCCTTAAGCTCTTCGAGCGTCAAAGTGCGTCCGAGATTCGTCTTCACGTCCGTCACTTTGACGGATGTGCCGGAATCGTCGAACGTCGCAAGCACGCCACGCTGATAGTCGCGCCACGATTCGGCGGTGCCGTCAGCGCTGGAAAACTCCAATCCCAATCGGCACAGTTCCGCGCGCAGGCTTTCCTTCGGCGGACGCAAATCAAGCACGCCAGACGGCTCGGCGGGCGTCACGGTAGGCGCGGTATCGGTAGTGGTTTCAGTGGTCACATCGGCCATAATCAATCTCCTTAATTCTGTTGGTTTTGCCTTGGCATGAGCGATGCGAAGAACCGCTCCTCGCATTCGTCAAGCATGTTTTTGCTGGATTCGTCGTCCAAAAATTCATCCAATCCGTCGATATTCCGCGTGCAGGCCACGTCGATGCCGCTGGACGCTTCCACGCCGGAACCGTCCACGGTCAATGCGGCGCGCATTCGCGCGTCGGTCTCGTTAGACATGACAGGCAGGCTCATACCCTCACGGGTCTTGTTGCGTGCGGCAGTCAGCGGATCATCCAACACTTCCCCATCGGCGGCGAGCATGCTCACTCCGGTGGCGGAATCAGCTAAAGCCGATTCCAACGCCTCGAACGCTCCGGTCCACACGCCCCTGCCGGTGGCGCGGTCGTACCGGCTCGTGTCCTCCCTGCCCTGCATGATCGCCGCTATCGCCTCACGCGTCGAAGCCAATCCAAGCAAAGCCTTCCACGAGGCGATCACGTCGGGCGTGAACACGAAACTGTCCGACCCGTTCACTGGTGGATCGCATCGGATGATGCACAATCCGTTCTCATCCATTTCGAAAGTCGATGACAATATGTCCTCCAATCATTTGACCAGATAGGCGAGGTATTCGGCGTACACGTCGACCGAGCATGGCTGGTCGGCGTTGTAAAGCTTCATTTGAAAGCCGCTCTGGCCGCCCGTGTTTACCGGATGCGCGATGATGCCGGCCCATTGCGAATCCGCGTTCGCGACCACGTAATAGCGGCCGTATTTCGTCGGGTTGAACGTGCAATTGACTTGCATTGATGCGCCTGTCGCGATCTTGTAGCCGGAATTCGGCCACCACGCCCTCCACGCGGCAGCGCCGTGGAAAGTGCAACGGTTTGTGAAGCCGCCAAGAAAGCCGCCAAGATATAGGAATCCGGTCGCGATGTTCGCTCCGACACCGACCGCGCCGTTAGCGTCGACAGCTTCGAGCCAGAAATTTGAACCATTCGGACTGTCGCCGTACAGATTGAGTGACGCTCTCTGTTTCTTGCTCGCGTCCGGCTCGTCATAATCCGTGTTCGCAAGGATGAACACCCGCGATACGACGCCATCACTGCCGGTGCCGCCCTTCCTGATCGGCCTGGACTGGAGCTGCAGGAAAGCAGCCGGATCGTGCTCGGTGACGCGTCCGCTCCACAAGTCCAATTCGCCCATCTCACCGACCTGATTCGACTGGATGGCTGACGCGATGGCCGGATTCTTCCAGTAGGCGGTCTTCCCCTTGTACGCTGGGAATTCAATGCCGTCGCCCACGGCCGTCTCCGTGCCGCCGACGGTGCTAGTCCGATAATCCGGGCTGATGCGCACGCGATGCCCGCTCGCGCGGGTCTGGAACGTGCCGGTCAGCACATTCGACTTGCCCTCGCCGTCAAGATAAACAGTCTGGTTATGGTTGGAATCCCACATTTGCAATGCGGTCGAATTGAGCTTCACGCCAGTGTTCGCAGCCTCGGAGCTTTGGAATATCGCGCCCGTGAACACGTAGCCCCGAAACTGGCCTGCGGCGACCTTGTCCGTCGTGATGCTGCCCGCCGCGATCTTCACCGCGGTCACGCTGTTCGCGGCCAACTTGTCGGCGGTGATCGCACCGGACACGATCTTGTCCGCATTCACGCTGTTGGCGGCGATTTTGTCGGCGTTAACGCTGTTCGCGGCGAGCTTGTCGACGGTGATCGCGCCGGCCACGATGTCGCCCGCCTGAATCTTATGGACATTCAGGAGCGCCACGGTCATGTCCTCCGTCACGCGGAGCTTCGCGGTCGTCACCGAGTTCGCAGCCAACTTGTCGGTCGTGATGGCGAGCGAGACGATGTTGCGCGCCATCACGCTGTCGGCTGCGAGCTTCGCGGCGGTTACCGCGTCAGCCACCAGCTTCTCCGTCGTCACCGAGTTGGCGGCGATCTTGTCCGCCGTGACCGCATTGGCCTTGACCTTCTCGGCAGTCACGGAATCCACGGCGAGATGCTTCGCAGCCACCGTGCCAGCAGCCAGAATATTGTTGGCCACAAGGTCGAACGGCGTGAAGCGGGTACCATCCCACGTCAGCACCTCGATCACGCGGTCGGCCAATGGCACGAGCACGGAAGGCGAATTGTTCGGAGCGCCCTGCCAATACGTGTAGAAGTCCGCGAGCAGTGAGGGGCTTGCGTTCTTCTCGCCTTTCCACCTCGTCCAATACTTCTGCGTGCGCCACCACATGTCACCCGGCTTCAACCCATCATGCGACGGCTCGTCCGGGCCACGGTAGATCAGGTTCTTCCCGTCCGCCGTGGTCTGCGCCTTTTTCGCGGCGGCCTGCGCCTGATTCGCCTGCGCGGCCGCGTTCGCGGCTGTGGTCTGAGCCTTGTCGGCCGTTGATTGCGCCGTCTGCGCGGCAGCATGTGCCTTGACAGCCGCATTGGCCGCATCGGTCGCGGCCTTGTCGGTCACCGCCGCCCAAGCCGACCCGTTCCACCGTTTCGGCGTGTTAGCACCATTCGTGGTGTCGATCCACAAGGTAGTCGGCTTGCGCATCGACGTGGCCGGCGCAGTGGATTGGATCAGCACATCGGCCTTGCCGTTCGCCACGCCAGCGGCGGCGGCAGCAGCCGTATTCGCCTTCTGCGCGGCATTCGCCGCGTCCGTGGCGGACTGGGCCGCGCTGTCGGCGGTGGCTTTCGCCTGCGTCGCAACGCTCGAAGCATTGACTGCTGTGGACTTGGCGGCATTGGCGGACTCATTGGCCGTATTCGCCAAAGTCTGCGCATTGCCAGCCGTCTTCTTAGCGCTTTCGGCGGCGGTCTGTGCCGCGTTGGCGGCATCCTTGGCCTGACCTGCGGTGGCGGTCGCGCTCTTGGCGGCGGCAGTAGCCGCATTGGCGGTGTCCTGCGCTGTCTTGGCCGCGCCATTGGCCGTGTCAGCCGTGCCCTGCGCGTTTTTCGCTGCGGCAGCGGCGTTCTCGGCGGCCTTCTTGGCGTCGGTGGTCTTCGCGGCATTGTCCGCGATATCCGACTTTGCCTGCTCGATCTGCTTTGCATTGTTCTCCACGTCGGCATAGCCCATGTGGTTCCACGCGGAGCCATCCCACACCAAGGTGTCGATCACGCGGTCGGACAACGGGACAAGCACGGAAGGAGAATTGTTCGGCGTTCCCTGCCAGTACGTGTAAAAGTCCGCGAGCATGGACGGCGAATTGTTCTTCTCGCCTTTCCACCTCGTCCAATACTTCTGGGTCTTGAGCCACAGGTCGCCGACGATCAGCCCTTTGGAGGCGTCCGGCATGTCAGGTCCACGGAAGGTATGGTTCTTGCTATGGGCTTCTGCATACGCCTGTGCCGCCGACTCCTTGGCCTTCGATATCTCGCCGTTCGCCGTGGTCAGGTCGCTTTTGGTCTGCGCGATGTCCTTCCGCGCCTGCGACAGATCGGCCTTGGCCTGCGAGAGCGTCCGGTTCGCCGTGTCGAGATTCGACCTGTTGGCTTGGATATCCTTCCGCGCCTGATCGAGCTTCGCCGTATTGTCCCGCAACGCCGTCTTGTTGTCAGCCAAATCCTGCTGGATTTGCTTGACCTCTTCCGGCGAGACCGCCGACGCGACCGTCACCGAGACTACTGCCGACCAGCCGGAACGGTTGCCAGCATGATCCACGGACCTCAGCGCATAGGCATGCCGGGAACCGGCGGCCAGACCGGTCACGAGATAATCGCCCCGACCGGACTGCATGGCGCTGATGACGGTCATGCCAGCCGAATTGACGCCCTCGCCGACCTCGATATGGTCGAAGTCCGATTCCATCGACGCGCCGGTGGAGGTCCTGCCGTCCCAATGGACGGCCACCACGCCAAGCTCGGACGACAATACCGGCTTCGACGGCACGGAGCACGGCGTCACATCCGATTCGACGGCGGCCACGAAAACGCTCGACCATTCGCCGAGCTTGTCCGAATACGTCGGCACAGCCCTGACGCGCACCTCGATCTGCGTGCCACAATCAAGGCCGCCGAAACCAAGCTGCGTCTTATCAGTCGTGCCTGCCGAATGCCAGGGCGCGCCATCCACGTGCTTGCGCCACTCGACGGCGTAAGTGCCGATCTCGATGGCGGTATTGTTCGTGGCTTCGGTCACGGCGGACCACGAAGCCGTGGCCAGACCATGCGCGAAACCGTCGCTGCCAATGTAGGCGTCCGTCTGCACCACAAGGCCGAGTGGTGCCTTCGGCACGCGATGGTCACGATCCGACGAAGCGGTCGTACCGCCCTCGCTACCGGCCAACGCGGCGCCACCGGTGATGCCCTTGATCTTCTTCGCCTGACGCACCGAAGCGTCATACTTGATGTCGTTCAGAGCGATTGAGCAGGATAAGCCCTCACCCTGGCGCATCGACAGGTCGATCTCCTGCACGCGCACCTTCTCACCGTGGCTGACGGTGGGTGCGGTGATCCAATCGCCGGCATGATAGTCGACGAGCGGCAGACTGTCCACGTCGGAAACGATGAGGTCGCGCGTGTACTGGCCACGAACTCTGGCCGCATCGGCTAGGGTCGATGCCATGAACGCCTGCGCGGTGTCCTTGTCGGACACGCCACCCTGCGAGGCGTAGGATTCCCACTTGCCCCACGGCGTCGGAGCAGCCGGATTATCCATGCGAAAAAGCAGATTATTGTCACCCTCCACGAGGATGGTGGACGCGAGATCGCTGATGCTTTCCTCGTATGGTGCCTCGCTGATATCGCGAGCAAGCTGGAGCACGACGCTTTTGCTCAGGTCACGGCTCAATGCCGTGCTGTCGGCGTTCCACATTTTCAGCGTGCGCCCGCTGGTGCGCCAGTCGCAGCCGCCGCCATTGACAAGAGACGACAGGATCGTCTGCAAATCAGTGCCGAGACTGTAATAAAGCGTGTATTTCCTCGCCCACGCCTTGCCGCCCGCGTCCCTCGCGGTGTCGAAGCCGAGCGTCAGGCCGGTGGCCACGCCGCCACGCTCCTTGTTCTCGTCCAACAACGTCTTGAGAATCACACCCGGGTTCGCCGAATAGAAGGGCCTTTTGCCCTTGTTGTCGCCGTCCGCGAGCAGATGGCTGGAATCATTGTTCTCGGCCTTGCTCAGGAGCCAGCTGATCGACTGGCCGGAATAGGTGACGGTGCGCGTCCGGTCATCGGTCTTGCCGGAACGGCCGGTGATGACGAAACGCGCGTTATCCGGCTCGCGATAGACGGTGCCGTCCGACACTTCCACGGCCACTTCCAGACCGTCGGTAAGCTCACGGTCGAACGCCTGGGCGTCACCGGACAGCATCGAATACTCGATACTGATGGCTCCATCATCATCGTGGAGCATCGAAGCGCTGAAGCTAACCGGCTCCGCAAGGACGCCGATTCGCTCTCCGAAAGGCCGGTATGCCACGAGGCGCGCATGAAGGGACTTTGCCATGAATCACTCCCAGGATTGCAAAAACCGGCATGTCGCCTTGTCGGTGCCGCCGGTCTGTCTGATATCGAGCCGATAGTCGCCGGAATCGATTGCGGGCCACACTTGCAACGGTTCGGTGGTCCAGTCGATGCCATTCGATGCGTCCGTACCACCGGACCATGCGTCGGCATTGGCCGCAGTCCATGCCTTGCGATTGGCCACATCGACGAAGAGGTAAGGTCGTGAGGCGTCGCGCTGGCCGCCCCACATGAGGTTCGTGCCACTCACCGGATCAGAGACCGTCACGCCGGTCACGCCCGCGCCGAGACGGAGCGTCAGCGTGGTGATGGGCGCGTTGGAAAGCCAGCCGTCGGGAAGCGTGTCGAAAAGCTCGGACGGACTGGCGTTAGGCAATCCCTGCCAGCGCGTCCAATAGCCCTTGCTACTCGGCTTGGAGACCCCGCCCGGCAGGAGCCTGCCGCCCGACGCGGCCAACATCGCCTCCTGCCACCGCTCGCCACGCCAAAACACGTCCAGGAGTTTGAACACGGCGGTCATGATGCGCAGGTCACTGAACGGCCTCTCATCATCGTCCGGCTCGCAGGACGTGCACACAACGCGAGTGACCATGCTGCGCGAATAGCCGCCCTCCGTTGTCTCCGTTCTGCCGAGCGTGAGCTTCGCCGCATACAGGCACATGGCGCGGAAACGCGCAATCCGCGAATCAGAATCCGCACCCCACGCCGCCACCTTGACTGTCAGCTCCGGCGCGTCCAGCACCGGAATCGAGGAGCCTACGATGACGCCGCTGCGTCCGCTCACCTGCACCGTGTCAACGATCGGCGACAGCGACGTGTAATGCGTAGTGCCGACGATGACGCGCATCCGCTCGGAGTCGAGCGGATGGCCGTTGAGCGAATAGCTGACCTTCATTCGGATTCCTCCCGATTACCATTGCGGCATGGCCGCTGTCTGCAACTTCTGCTGCGTGGAAATGCTCGTTGGCGCGATGGCCGGATAGTTGAACGTCTGCGTGATGTTCGTCACACTCCCACCATTGCCGTAAGCGGCAGCGTTAACTCCACGCGAGGCGTTGGCGACGCCGACGGAATACGAGGCGTCCTGCGAAGGCAGGATGCCGGTCAATCGTCCAGCCGCCTTCCTCACCTTCGAAGCGCTCTCGTCGATGCCGACCGCCATGCCCTCGCCGATCATCTCACCGACCTGATCGCGGAACACGCGCGACGGTGAATGGATGCCAAGCTTGCGTTTCACCCAGTTCAACGCGTTCGTGGCGGCGTTGACGGCGGCAGTCACGAGCCTCCATGCCGCGCCTGCGATGCCGGTCGCGATACCCGTGATGATATTCAGACCGACGCTACCCCAGTTAACCGAGGTGAAACCGTGCATGATCTGGCCGACCATGCCTGGAATTGAGCCGATAAGCCTCGGAACAGACGAGATGAATCCGTTGGACAGTGCGCCGAGCAGCTGCACGCCAGCCTGCAGGATCTGCGGGAGACGATTGATGATGCCACCGACAAGCTGGCCGATCAGGATCGGAACCTTGCCCACCAAGTCCGGCATGGCGTTGATGAGGCCCTGAGCCAGTCCGAGGATGAGCTTCAGACCGCTGTCGATGATCTGCGGCAGGTTGTTAAGGATGCCTTGCACGAGGTTGAGGACGGCGTTGATGCCGATGGGGATGAGCTGCGGCAATTGGGCCGACAATCCATCCAACAGCGTCGTCAGCACCGTCACCGCCGTGGACGCGATCTGCGGCAATGCCTGCACGATGCCCTGCAACAGGTTCGTGACCATCGTCAATCCGGTTTGCAGGAACGACGGCAGGCTCGACGTGACCCACGATTGGAACTGGGCGAGCAGCTGGGGCAGGCTCGTCGTAATCCATGTGGTCGCGCTGGTCAGCAGCATCGTGCCAAGCTGTCCCAACGCTCCGAGCACGGGCGGCAGTATCTGCATGACCAACGCCGGCAGGGTGCTGCCCAATGAGGAAAACAGTTGCGGCAGTGCGGCGGTGATGCCGGTGATGATCTGCGCGATGCGCGGACCCACGTTCTGAATGACAATGCCGACCGAATCGACCAGCTGCTTGGTCAACCCGTTGATGTCGGCATTGTCCTTGCCGAGTTCCGCCAGCCAGTTCTGCCATGCGGCCTTCATCATGTTGACGGAACCCTCGATGGTCTTCGCGGCCTCATCAGAGGTGGTGCCGGTGATGCCCATCTGCTTCTGCATGATGTGGATGGCCTGCACCACGTCCGAGAACTTGTCGATGGACAGGTCGCCCATCTCACCGTTCGCCTGCTTGACCTTGTTCGCGTCCTGAATCAGACGCTCCATCTCGGATTTCGTGCCGCCGTATCCGAGCTTAAGATTGTCGAGCATGGCGTAGTTGCCGCGCGCCAAACTCTGGTAGGTCTGTTGAATGGTCTCGATGTCGGTGCCCATCTTGTTGGCGTTGTCCGACATGTCGACCATGGCGATATCGCCGAGTTCCGCCGCCTTCGCGGTGTCGCCGCCGAGCGAGCTGATCAGCGAGGCGCTGAAACTCGTTACCTGCTCCATATACTGGTTAGCGCTGATGCCTGCGCGCCTGTACGCGTCCGCCGCGTTCTTCTGCACGGTTGCGGACGCGTCCTTGAACAGCGTTTCCACGCCGCCGACGGCCTGCTGCCAGCTCGCATACGCGTCGAGGGAGCTCTTGCCGACTCCGGCCAAAGCGGCGACGGCGGTGCCTACGCCAGCCAATCCGACCGTGGCGACGCTCTTCAACGCTCCTACGGCCTTGCCGGACATGGAGCTGATCGCATTCCACGCCGTGTCGGCTCCGCTCTTCAACGCTCCGGCCATCCGTGAGGCCACGGAGCTGGCGACGCCGGACAGGCCTGAGAACACTCCGCTCGCCGCCGATCCGACGTTGCGGAAATAACCGCCTATGCTGCCCACGGCATTCTTAAATGGTGCAGGAATCTTCGCGGCGATGCCGTTGATGCGCTGGCCGAGCCCGTAGGACAGGTCGTCGCCGAACTGTCGGGCGATGGCCGCGCCCTGTTTGAAGGGGCTGGCGACCTTGCCTCCCAACGCGGACGCCTTCGAGGCGACCTGATCGAACGCGCCTCGGGCGATGCCGCCGATCTTGCCGAACACGCCAGCCCCGTCGAGCATGGCCATGTCGGCGTTCGCCCAGCCGGCGCGCACTTTCTCGATCGCACCCAACGCCGGGGCGGCCATCGCCCTGCCGAGGTTCCTGAACGCCGCTCCGAGCGAACCGGCTGTCTTCTCGCTGCTGGCGGCGAGATTGTCCTGCGCGTCCTTGAGCGCCTTCTGCGCGTCCTTCAACCGGGTCTCGGCCTGCGTCGCACGGTCGGTCATGGTGGACAGTCTCAGCCGAGCCTGTTCGAGCCTGATGGTCGCGGCCTCGGCCTGCGTGCTGCCCTCACCATGCTTGGCGACGGCATTGGCGACGCTCTCCTCGGCGGCACGCACCTGATTCGCCGCCGCCTCCTGCTGGAGCATGGCCTGACGGTATGCGGCCGTGGATTTCGCCACGTCACGCTCATAGGATTTCAGCACGTCCGCGCTGAAATCGTTCGCCGACTGTCTGAACCCGTTTTTGAACGCGCGTCCGAACAGTCCGCCGCTTTTGCCGCCGTCCATGCTCGAATCGAAGGTCTTCGACGCGGCCTTGCCGCTCGCTCCGACCTCCTTGTTGACCGCGCTGCGGAAACCCCTCATCGAGGGGAAAACGCTGATGTGCGCGGAACCAAGTTCGCTGCCGAACGCCATGCGGCACCTCCACTATTCAGTTTTGTTCAAAATCAGTCCTCGTAGAGCGTCTGGAACACCGGGCTCATGCCCTTGGTCTGTTCGCGCAGCCGCTCACGTTCGGCCTTCTCTCTGTCCGCCCGCAATCGTTTCGCAAGAGAATCGAAAGGTTTAGGATACTCGTCGCTGCCAAGCGCGTAGACGACCGGTATCTCACACCACCGGGCCGGATAGTCCAGGCCGTTGAGTTCCGCGCCTGTATAGGTCGACGGGTCTCCGGCGAGCTGTTCGAGCAATGCGATTGCGTCGCCGTAGCGGAGCCTGCCGCCAAGATCGGCCTGCAGACTCCAACCACGTGCCGTGAAATCGGCTCGGATCACACTCCCGTGGTCGGCGAGCTGGCGGGAGAACCATTGGATTTTCCCAGTGAGGTGCCCTGCGCGTGCACCACCGCGTCGCCATAGTCGGACAGGAGGTTGAACACGACCTGCACCGGTTCCCCGTTCAGCGCTTTCGCCTGCTTGTCTCCGGCGAAGGCGCTCAGAATGCGTTTGAGCTGTTCGACGCTCTCCGTGTCGTCGGACGTGTTCGACAGTTTGGTGAAATCGTCGATGCTCATCGACAGTGGGAGCTTGTATGTGCGTCCGCCGGGAACGAGCGCCCAATACACATCGCCCTTGATGATGTGGCGCACCTTGTAGTTTTGCGCGATGGAGGCGAACGCCTCCTCGTCGTTTTTTTCCGTCCACTGGTCGAAATCCTCGACGGTCGGTTTGAAGTCGGTGGAAGTGGAAGTCATTGTCTTGTCCTATCTGCTTTTCGCCTGCCTGAGGTAAAAGGGTTCCCGGACCGCGCAGACAGGCGAGATGGGCGGTCCGGGAAGATTTTCGTCCGCCGGTCAGGCGGCGCGTGCGGTGACGGTGACCGTCAGATCGGGTGAGGTCACGCCGTCATACGTGGCGTTGATCCTCGCGCTTCCGGCCTTGACGGCGGTGAGCGTGCCGCCATCGACGGTCGCCACGCCTGCATCCTTGGATTTGAACATGGCCTGTCCGGTCACGTCCACGGTGGTCTCGTCCACATGGGTGGCGACGGCCTTGAGCGCGAGCTTCGCGCCTTGGACGACCGACGGCCTCGTATTGCCGTCAGCCGAAGTCACGGCCACCGCCGTCACGCTTTTGGGTCGTACCAGCTTTCAATCCAGCGCGTGTTCGGATGCTCCGCATCCACATACAGCGGGTCCTTCATCCATTCGACGGTGAGCTCGCGGCCTGTGACCGAGCCACGCTCCTGCTGGTCCGGTTCGTTGCCGGTGACCTGCATGACGCCGGCACGACGGTGGACACGGCCGGTGTCGAACGTCTCCTCCTCGTACACCATCCATTTCGCATCCTGGATGATGTCGGCCACGTAGTAGACGCCATTGGAGTCCGGCTCGCCGATGGTGATCTTGCGGGTCAGCGCATTGTTCTCGGCCGGGCTGAAAGTCTGCGTGAGGCTGGTCGCCAACGGCAGCTTCTTGTACCCGTCCTGCAAAAACTCCAGCGGATCGTCGCCGTCGCGCGAATCCTGATTGCCGCCGTCGGACTTGACGAGTCCGATGCATGCGGTCGACCGATTGTAGGCGGCCGGAAGTTCCGTCGTCGCCTTGCTGGATGCGATCATCTCCGGCGTGATTCTGTTTTCGGTGGAGTACGGGACGATCATGATGGCGGCGGTGACAAGCGCCTCCACCTGTCCCAGATCCATGCCCTGACTGTCTTTGGCCATGGCGTTTCCTTTCTATGGTTGTCTGATTCCGGCCGTCGAATATTCGACGGTCATGTAGTAGCGGCACCATGCCGCGTCCTCGCCGACCGGGTACGGGCCGTTGCATCCGTCAGACACGACGGCGCAGATGCGGCTGCCTTCGGCGAATCCGATGAGGATGCCGGGCTCACCGGTCAGCACGCCGTACACGCGGGCCGCCAGATCACGGCATGGTTTCGTATCGTTGCGCGTCCATCCGAGCACGTTGACGCCTATCGACCTGTCGAACGTCACGCGGTCTGCTGATTGCGTGCCGCCGTCATCACGCACGACCACGAGCGGATAGGAGCCGTCGTAATCGTCCGGGATGCGGTTCCCGACCTGCAGGCCGGCGACGTCCGTGATGTTGGAGCGCAGCCAGCCGGTGAGGAAAAGCTCAAGGTCTGGTGGGATGACGCTTGCCATCAGACCTTCGCCTTCCTCAACGCTTTGGCCAGATTGCCGGTCTGCGCCTCCACGAGCAGGGTCTTCGGGTCGTGGCCGACGATCATGACGGTCGTTCGGTGCTCCCTTTTGACCTCCTCGATTCCGAGGCCGTCGCGGTATGCGCCTGTTTCGACCGGCGCGGACGCCTTCGCGTAGGCGAGTGCCCTGTTCGCGGCCAGCGTGGTGAGCGCCTTGACCCCCGCGCTGTTGAGAATCTCGTCGAAGAATTTCGGGTTGAAGTCGACCGATATCCTGCTTTTCGCCATTTGTTCAGCCCTTTCTTTCCGTCAGACGGCATTCCAAGGTCGGACGCCATCCGGTGAACGCGTTCGCGTCCTTCGAGGGGAATCCGTCGACTTCCCACAAGCGTCCGTCGTCGGGGTCGGCGCGGATTCGGTCGCCGATTTTCACGTCGGTGTCCGGGTCTGGGATGGTGAGGTATGCCGTGGATGCGGTCTGCGTGTCGAGCGTGTCCGGCGTGCGCGTGCTGGAACTGGATGAGAGCACGCCCATGATGACGAGCTCGTCAGGAGGCACGCTCCAGTCAGGCTCGTGCTGCGCCGGATTGTACGGGTTGGTCTTGCGTTTGGCACGCAGTCGCCGCCACTTGGTCACGCCGGACATGCTGAAGGACGAGCCACGGCCGAGATAATCCAACGCGGAAGTCACGGCTTCACCCCCCACGACAAGCGGTAAGGCTGCAGCGTACGCTTCTCGGAATCGAAAAGCGCCACGTTAGGCACGCCACCATCGGAACCCGACCGGTAGGTGACGCTTGAGCCATTCGTGGATTGTGAGGATACCGTGCCGGGCACCTGCATCACACGAGACGCGATGTCCAACAGGATCATCTGCACTTCCGGCACATCCTCCAAATCCCAACCATCGGTAATGGTCGCTTCCACACTCCCCGGCAGATCGGGAAAGGTGACGCCATTGACCAGCACGAGGCTCCCAGCCTCGCCGAAACGCGCGTCCTGCACGTGTTCCACGCCATCGAGTTTCAGGCTCGAAAGCGCGGTCACATGCTTGGATGGCAAGAGCAGCGAGTCGCCGCCGTGACCATCCAAGCGAATCGTGCGGGTGACGGAAGGCGCGACATGCCAGCCGCAATACCGGCGAATCGCAGCCTGAGCGGCCCCCATCTTGAAACCGGCATCGACTTGGAAAGAATCGGCGCTTGGAATCAGATCACCAATCACGGCCGTCATGCCGCACCCCCAATCACTTACTCGGCTGCCATCAGGCCAGCGGCCACCAGAGAATCGATAAGCGCATCGAATTCCTGCTTGGTCGGCGCGTCAGAAGCTGCCTTTGGCACATTATTCGCCACCGGAAGAGAGACGTCACCGCCGATAGTGACCGGCTTGCCCTTGGCGTCAAGCGCCACAAGCTCCGCCACGTCCTGCGTCCTGTCGACGTTCGCCGCTTTCGGAGTGGCGAAGCGCACGTACTTCTGCGTCATGATCAGGCCGCCTTACCGAGAGTGACCTTCACGAAGGCCTTCGGATACTTGACCTGCAGGCCCAGACGCTCGGAGACGCGGCACTTCTGCTTGAAATGCAGGAAATCGTCGGTGTCGGAGTCGGTCATCTTCACGACCAGACCGCCCTTGCGCAGCACCTTGGCGCTCTTGAAGGCGCCGACCAGCGCGGTGCCTTCGGTGATGGCGGCGGTGGCCACGGTCGGGATGTTCCAAAGCTTGGCCCCATCGGTCAGGTTGAGGTAGTTGCCGTTCGCATCCTTGGCGATGGTCAGCTTCCAGAAGTCAAGCGGATTCATCACGTAGGCGTCGGCTTGGAAGTTGGTGGTGGTAGTGATCTGCAGGGCAGCCTTGGACAGACGGTCGGCGTCGGACAGTTCATCCTGACCCATCGTCTGAATTCCACAGTTGAACAGGCCGGTCAGATTGTTTTCACTGCCATCACCGGACAGCAGCTGCGTCTCCTCCTGCAGCTTCAGGTCATACTGCGCGGCATCGTTGATTTCGCCGATGACCCAGGACAGATCATCCATCATGTCCTCGCTGATGCCGAAGAAGCTGGCCACCTTGCCGATCTTGTCCTGCTTCCAAACCGGGTCCTTCCAATGGACCTGCGGGGCGGCGCCGGTCTCATCGACCATCTTGGCGTTGCCTTCCAGCTCATCGAAAACCGGATACTGCAGGACGGTGCCGGTGATGGCGCCGGTAGAGAACAGGTCGGCCACGACCAGCGGACGCTGATACGGGCGAGCAGGCTCGGTATCGGTCTGGGTCAGATACGGCGTGTAACCGGCAGACGGCGCACCCTCGACATTGGTGTCGGTGTTCGCCTTGCACTCGACCTCGTAGCCATGAGCGATGGCGGACTTCACGTCAAAGCCCGCCGTCTGCATGGACTTGACGTAATATTCGCCGACGCTCTTGGCATGGATGGCATCGGAGCCACCGACATGCTGCACGCCAGACTTGGCATTGAGCTGGCCGATCTGCGTGAGCAGGTCATCGGTCTGCTTCATACCGTCCATCTGACGGTCGATGCCCTCGATCTCAGCCAGCGCGTTCTTCACGAATGCGATGGTGTCGCCATCCGCCTTGCCAGCGGCCAGCAGATCCTGCTTCTCTTCGAGCTGCTTGACAAGCGCGGCTCGCTTTTCCTTGAGAGATGCCATTGCGGTCACTCCCCTTTCCGCCCAACTTGGGCAATCTTTATTGCGAGTTGCAACGCTTCCGCTTCGGAAAAACCGTCCGGCTCCTCGGACTTGGCCCCTTCAGGCTCCTCGTTCTTGGCTGCGCCGGCATCCGATGCCTTCGCATCGTCACTCTGGTCATTGTCATCATTGTTGTCGGACTGAGTGGTGTTCTCAGCCACGAAATCCTTGATCTTCTTCACCTGACCTGTCAGGTCATCGGCGATCTGCGAGAGAATGTCTAGATTTTTCTGCGAGAGGGGGCGTCCGGTCTTCAACCGGCTCAGCGCGTCCTTCACGTCAACGATGCCGGTATCCTGATTCGCGCCGATCGGCACGAAGGATGCCTCATACACCTTCAATTCGCGCAGTTCGTTCGCCTTGGTGCCGTCATCAAGCTCAACCTCGCCCTCGTCCATCACGTCGAACGCGAAGGACAGTTGGGTCAGACGCTTTTCCTTGATCAGGTGGTAGACCTGCGCGGCCTTCGGAGAGTCCATGTCGAAATGGCCTTTAATCCACCAGCCGTGATCGTCCTCGCCCATCGAATCGACGCCGCCGATGTTGTAATCGGGGTCATCCATACGATGCCCATACAACACTGGCAGCGTGTTGCCGCTGTCCTGCCATGCCTTGATCGTCTTGCTGAACGCGCCGTTCGCCACCACGTCACCGTAACAGTCGGGTTCGCGGGTGAAAGTGGAAGGGTAGGCGATGAATTCGCCGTCCTTGAGCGCCGAGTCCTCGCCGTCGGCCTTGAATCGGCAATCGAAATCCTTAAAGTGCATCATGCACCTCCTTGAAATGCGTTCGCATGTCCTCCGTCTCCTGCAATGCCCTCACACCGGCATCGAATTGCCCCAAACCGGCCTTGATGGTCAGGTCGGCCTGCAGTTCGTTCTGCCATTTGAGCCATTTGATGTCATCGACGCCCATACCGGCGCCGAAACGTGATCTGACGCTCTTCTCCAAGCGGTCGTGCCAAGCATTGACGATTGCCGCTGTTTTCTCACCGTCGTCCGATTCGATGGCCGAACCGTCGGCTGGACGCGACGGGTCACCGCCATCCTGCGGGCTTGACTGGCCGCCCTTGGTGACATTGAGCGGCACAACCAGTTCGTCACCGCCCTCGACGCGCGGCAGGTTCTGGCTGGCGCGCGCCTCGTTCGGCGTAATCCACGGAGCTCCCACCGAAGTGCTCATCACACTGGCTTGCTCCTCGAAGTCGCCGGAAAGCTTGCTGCGGATGTCGAATTCGATGTAATTCGCGTCCGGCGCACCGACCTTCGGAGCGAGGAAAGTGTTTATCCTGTCCTCGATCATGCGCATGGTCGGGCCAAGCGTCTCGGAATACAGCATCTTGCGGAATTCCTTGGTATTCGAGAAATTCGCGTTATCAAGGATGCCGACCATGACAGGCGAGACGTGGTAGACGCTTGCGACGGTGGACAGCGAAAGCTTCGTGACCTCGCTGAATTCCTCCTCGCGAGCGTTGAAGCCCAAACGCTTCAACTCCATGCCATCCTCAAGCAATGGCGTGGCACCGGCCTGCGCTCCCTTGTCGGTGAATTCCTTCCACCCGCGCATGAAACGCTCACGGTCGGCGTCATTCCATTCCGGCGCATCCTTCGGACGCACCAGCACGCTGCCGATACGGCCGCCGCGCTTCCACACCTGAGTGCGATACGACCATGCCTGAATCTGCTCGTTGATAATGTCCTTCAAGGCTCTCACGGGGGTAACGCCCTGCGTCGGGTCGTCCGGATTCCACCCGTGGAACACAAGCATGTCATCGGCCGGCACATCATAGTATGACGTGCCCAAATTAGGATAAACGCGATAATAGGCCGGCTGGAACACACTGCCATCGCGCTTCGCCTGCACCCAGCATGGCGGAATCGGCTGAATCTGCCAGCTACCGAACTTGTCGGCATCACGATCAGGCGTCTGCATGACCACCCAGTAGGCGTTATCGTAAAGCGCCAAGTCAGCCACAAGCTGACGCATCAACTCATAGCCCGTCATCGTGCCGTTCGGCTGCTTCAGCAGATTTATCAGCACATCATCGGTCACACGCTGCCTGTCCGTGTCGCTGACACGCTCGAATTCCTTCAAACCGACCTGAGCGACATTCCGCGCCAGGAAAGAAATCACGGTACGCAAATGCGGCTGTGTCTTGAAAAGCTCGGCCTCCGTCTGACCCTGAATCACGGTCATCTGGTCAGACAGATCAAAGGAAATGCTGTAGCGCGGCTGGAAAACGTTCCTCAAGGCGCTCCAAAGGCCCATAAGGCACCTCCAATCGCTTCAAAAATCAAAGAATCATCAATCCATGTCCCGAATAGGCGGAAGCCTTCGCCGGTTCGGCATCCACAGCCTGCATGGTCTCCAACGCATACAATGCCTGCGATTCGGCGACCAAGCCGGAAATCTGCAATGCTGATTTCGTCCTGTCCCACACCTCGACTTCGCCAAGACGCCGGGACACGGCCACACTCACCTGCTGTTCGACTGCCGGCTGCGGAAGATGCCGCAGCTTGCCCTCACGCACACGGTCGTGGAAGCGGCCGCAGCACGCGCCCAGCCGGAAGCCTTCGATGAGATGCACCGTCCATCCTTTTTCGGTGAGCGGGTCGATGAAGTCCACTGCCGGACAACCCTTGCCTTGCACGGCGATCTCCGTGATATGCGGCCAACGCTCCTGCAAAAGGTCGAGATAATGCGGGACCCACAGCATGCCGTCACGGCGGGCTATCAGCTCCACGTGCGGCAAACCGTCCGCACGCATTCCGGCAGCGGCCACATACGTGGTCTTCCTGTCCGCGCTCGTGTCCACGGACAGGACGACGCGACTATCGTCCGGGATCGTGGAACGCGAGTCGATGCCGCTGGCCCACATTTTCGGACCGATGAAAGGAATGATGTCAGCCGTGACCCACTGGCACAGGACCTCGGTACGAAAAGCCGCCTCGGTCATGCCATCAATGTCAGACCGAACCGACATGACGGTCATCGGCCCATAGCCGAGCGACGGATTCGCCTGCCGGATGGCGTCGGCATCATCCACCGGACACTTGTCAGGCGCAGACCATTCGAAATATCCGAAGCTGCCGTCTTGTTCGCCGGACAGGAACACGTCGGCCGGATTGCCACCGTCGGCGCTCAGGCGCGTCCACTCGTCTACAAGCTTCCTGCCCTTGTCCACCTGCTTGCGAAGCGCGACGCTGCGATAGTCGCCAGCATTGGAAATGCCCCACAACTGGCTCGACCAGACGGCCTTCGTGGTCTGCGACACCGCGTTCCAGCCATCGTCATTGTGCTGCTCACGCAACTCGTCGAACACGACGCGGGCAGCGCTCTTCGCTCGAATGTTCTTATCGGCGCGGACGATATACCGGGCCTTCGAGCGGGTGATGATCGCCTCCTCGCCATTCGTGTTCACGAATTTCTGCGTCATCGCGGCGAGATCCGGAATCACCAGATCCGCTTCCTCATCGGTAGAAGGCTGAGGATTGCACCACTCCTTGACCTGATTGTACGGGCCCTTGGCATTGTCCAACGTCTGCGCGGCACCGACCACGAGAAACTTCACTGGCGGCACGCGGTCGGGATGCTTGTTGGAGTCAACGAACAGCCACCACGCGGCAAGCACGCCCATCAGCGTGGTCTTGCCATTCTGGCGGGCCACAAGCACGATGACCTTGCGGAAACGGTAACTGCCATCCTCCAGCAATTCCAAAGCATGGACGAGCAACCACTGCTGCCACGGGTAGAGATGCACGTGAAGCATGATCTCCGCGAACGCGATCACAGCGAAACCATTGCTCGTCTCCCTCGTCAACGGCCTGAGCGGCGGCGTGAAGATACGCGGCAAGGTCACGCCATGATGCTCATCGTCGATGGCACCGAAAACCGTGAGATTCTCCGCCACCATCGGACACCTCCTAGCCGAAACGCTTCATGAAATCCGCAATCTGCACAACCTTGTCGCTCTTCGGCTTCTCCTGCTTCGCCTCGGCCTTCGGCTTCGCAGGCCGACCAACCTTGGCGGGCTCCACCAACGTCAAACCAAGCGACTGGCAGTATTTCAAAAACGTCGGAACCGACACATTGTCCAATTTCCCGTTCTCGTCAATGAAACCAGTCTCGCAAACCGAATCAATCCGAGCGGCAAGGATACGCGCAGCGGCCACGACAGCCGCATTCTCGGCACGCAACGACTTCGCATTACGCAAAGACCTCTCCAACGCATCAGCCACGGACTCATGCGGAAAACGACGCTCGGAAACACCCTTCTTAACCGTCATAAAGCCTCCTTCGCGCGCGACCCATCAACAAAAAACATCATCGGGGAGAGGAAGAGCAACCACGCGGGCAGTGTTGCGTGGTTGCTCTGTTTTCAGGATTTCACCGCCCCTACCTCGTCGGGGTTGGTTTCGAATGTTGTTTTGAATGCTTTGATTGCGTTTGTGAATCGTGTGATGAGTTCGTCTGTGCTTGGTGGTTTTGGAGTGATGAGTGTGGTGTATCCGCCGCCGACCTTGAAGGTGTTGACTTCGTTGTGGGTGACGTTGATTGGGATGTTGACGGTGAATGAGCTGATTGGGAATGTCTTGTCGCTGATTGTGACGCTGAGCTCTAGTGTGACTGGCTGCTGTGGCATCATTGCCTCCTTGCTCATGCTGTTGTTATCCATTGTCTTGAGAGTGTTCCGATTGGGGTTGGTGGGTCTTGGTTGCTTCTGAGTCTGTTGCAGCTGGTGTGGCTTGGTTTGAAGCCTGCTGGGTCGAACTGGAGTTCGGGGTGCTTCGAGACGGGATAGAGGTGATCGAGATTGAATGAATCATCGGTGGTGTTCTTCGTGGCCGCATAGTCTATCGGCATGCCACACAACCAGCAGACTGCATGCTGTGCCTTGCATTGGTTGAAGAATGTGGCTTTGTCTTTTTCGAATTGGCGTGTGGTCTTGCGGACTCTTGGCATGTGGTCACCGCCTTGTGGTGCTTCGGGCTGTCTTCACCATGGATGTCTTATTCCGGCGTGTCGTTTTTGCCTGACTTGCAATACTTTACATACTTTGTTATAATAGTTATGTAAGCGGAAACGAAAGGAGGTGAGCATGGAGCCCAAGGACTGGATGGACACCATCCTCCAGATAATCGCCATAGCGGTGAGCATCTGGCTCGGGCTGAGGGAAGGCAAAAAGCCACCGAAGCACAAGTAAAAAAGGTTCCGGCTACTCGTACTAGCCGGAACCCCGTCCATCCATCCTAGCAAGGGAACCATGAGCATCATGAAAAGACCGACCATCTTCGGCATCATCGCAATGCTCTTCGGCATCGTCTGCATGACGCACGCCGGACTCGAACACGGCGGAGGCTTCGGCCTCGCGGCCGGGATCATGGGATTGGCCGCCGGATACGCCGGGAGCCGCCACGATGACTGAACGATACCTGAGCATGACCGAGGTGGCCGAACGCCTCGGAATCACCAAAGGCGCACTGGCACGCTACAGGCTGCCCGACCCCGACGTGATCGTTGGCAAGGCCAGAGGCTGGCGCGAGGACACCATCGACCAATGGAACGCCAGCCGCCCCGGACGAGGCGTCGGCGGCGGACGACCACGCAAAAACAAGGAGGAAACTCATGAGAATCCGCGGAGCCGTTGATGGAATCGACGGGCCTGGAATACCGTCATCGCTAGCCGACAGAATCGACATACGGTCGACGGTCGAACTTCTGCCAAACGAGATCATGGCCATCGGAGTCGGACTGAATGTCATGGCCAAAAGCTTCGAAACGGAACCACCTGTCATCCGCAACAAAGCACTGCTTCTGTTCATTCCCGGCAGCAGATATTCCGTCGAGCTCGACGGAGACGAAATGGGGGCGACGAAAACGTTCCTCGTCTTCCCCGTCCACATGTGGCGCAAACTCAATCCGGACGACACGCTCGTCCCGTACCTTGCCGTTGTAGAGGAGATGTGCCATTGCTTCTACGGGATAGCGGACGAAACGGAGGTGAAGCATAAGGTGCTCGACATAACAAACAAGTACGTTGACGCCGATGCGAAATTCGAGAACCTGTTTCCCGGATGGAAATACGCATCCGTTTCGTATCCGGCCTAAACGGATGACGCTTTGATTTTCCCCAACGCGAGGCGACCGCCGATTCTGGCGATCGCCTCGCTTGTTGTCTCGCTCGCGCACGGTTTCACGGCCGAAGCCTTGAGCTCAGCGACGCGTTGTGGCGCGAGCTCTTCGGCGACATCTATCAGCGCGTCGGCGACCGCGTCCATGATGATTCGCTCAAGATCGGCCATTTGACCTCCTCGCTATCCTTGCGTCCAGCGCCTTCGGCTGGAGTCGAACCAGCGCATGGTGTGGGATGCACTATCTCTCATCACTGGCATTCAAAGAATCATGAAAGCCATGGCCGGTTTGGCATCCGTCCTAGGTATCTGTGCTATCCATTGTGCTCTAACCGCTGAGCTACCGAAGCTGGATATGAATAATGGTCCAACCATTTTCTGGCTGAACCATTTTACTAACATACGACAGTATAGCATTTTAATTGTGACAGTCAAGCATGGCTGTGAGTTCGCCGAGGTTGAATACGTACTCTCCTTTGTGTTTTGTCGGCGTGGCGTGGAGTTTGCCTCTGGTGAGCCATTGGCGGATCTGGTCGCTGGTGCAGTGGATGTCCATTTTGGTGAGGTAGCTTGCGACTTCGACTGGTTTTCCGGTGTATTCGAGTTGCCAGAGTTTGTTGTCGCGTTCGGCTTTGATGGCTTGGACTCCGCCTTGCCATTTGCAGTGTGGGCATGTCCATGTTTCGGCTTGTGGCGTGCTGGTGGCTTGGTGGCCGCATTTTGGGCAGGTGCCGATGATGACCATGGCTTCTTCCGGTGTCAATGCTTGTTCGTTGCGTCTGGTGATGTGTTGCAGGGTGGTGTAGTCGTCGGCTGCGGTGCTCATCGTCAATATGGTGTGTTTGTTGGCGATGATGCGCTGCCATGCTTTCCGCCATGGCAGGTTGCCGTATTGTGGCCTGATTTTGCCTGCTTGTTCGGCGAGCCATGCTTCTGATTCGGTGATGAGGTCTTGCGCGCGGGTGTCGATTGGCAGTGGCGCGTTGCCTCGGTTTGGCGTGTGTTCCGGGGTTCCGATGTGGGCTTGTCGGAGCATGATGCTGCGCAGGGCGGGCAGTTGGACGTGTCCGAGTTGGTGGATGAGCTGCCAGTAGTCTTCGCGGCAGTCCGGGCAGAGCATGTTCGCGGACGCCTGCTTCGTGGGCTTGTGGCAGTGCTGGCAGTCGGTCAAAGTCTGGTCTCCTTGTCGTGCTGGTGGATGATGGCCGCGATTGCGGCTTTGGGCACTTGTGGCATGAGTGGCGCGATTTCGTCGAGCGTGTATCCGGCCTGATGCCACTTGATGATCATGTTTTCGAGTATTTTCTTCATTTGCCTACTCCTTGTATGGGTTTTCGCTTGTGTGTGGTGGGAAGTCGCATTCCTGGTCTTTCCATCCTGCGGCGTAGCCTTCTCGCCATGCTTTGGCTAGTTCTTCGTGCGTGGGATGGGTGGTGGTTCTGCTGTTCATTTCGTGTTTTCCTCCTTGTTGAGTTGTTTCGCCATCTGGCAGGCTTGTTGGTCTGGTGTGGCGGTTTCCTTGTCGCGTCCGAGCGCTTGTAGCACGTGAGAGCATTGCCATGTGTGTATGTGTGGTTTCGAGGGTGGTATGCCGCTCATGTTGGCTCTGCGTTGGCACCAGCCTTTCCAGAGTCGCTTCCAATCACCGGTGGCGCGTGTTTCGTGTTGGTGGCGGCCTGCGAATGCGAGCCATGCGGATTCGAGGTCGAGGTTCGGATATTCCGTGGCCAGTGTCCTGTCCGTTTCGCCGCGCTCCTGCGATTCGCCGAAATCCTTCACGCCGGTTTCTTTGGAAAAAGAAGAATGAAATTCTTCTTTTTCTTTCTTTTGGGTTCTGGTGTTCTGGTGTTCTGGTGTTTGTCCCGATTCTGTTTCGATTCTGCCGGCAGTCTGCGCACTTTCTGCCGGCAGACTTTCGGCAGAATACCGTTCGCGTTCGCGCTTGCGCTTTGCCATGACCTGCTGACGGCTCCGGTTGTGCTCAAGATAATCGTGGATGACATAGCCGCCATCCACGGTCTCGATCAATCCGGCCTGCTGCAATGCGTCAAGCTCCTGCACGGTGATGTCGAGCACGAACTCGGCGGTGTCCTCGTCCACATAACCGTCCGTGAGATTGTCACCGCAGTAGGAAAGCATGACGATGTACGCGCCTATCGCGGATGGCATGGTACGGCGCAAACGACGCACCTTACGGTTCAGGTAGAAGCCGTTCGCCAACTGCACGTAGCCTCGTCTGGCCATCACATGCTCCCGAACCGCTTGTAGAATTCGTAATCGGTCATGCCATACAGCGGGTCCATGCCAGTTGTCGTCTTGCGCGCGGCCAGCTTGTACCCGCAGTAGGGGCAGGTCACGTAATATGTGCCGACAACCTCTCCGCAGTGGGCGCATTCCACGTATCCGAGGCTCATGATTTCTCCTTGACCGGTTTGCAGTTGTGTGGCGCTTGTGAGATTCTGCTGGTCTGGCATGCGTATGATCGGCTGCCGTCGCGGAGGATGATGGTCTCCGCCGTTGCTTCAGCCCAGCCGAGACAGGCAACGAGGGCGAGGAACAGTACGGAGAACAGTACGGCGGCGGCGATGGCGAGTGTTTCGGCCTTGCCATAGCGACTCATTCGTTTGCCGCCTTCCGCGCCAGTGCGAGTAGTTCCTTGGCTTGTCGGATATAGTCTTCCTGCCCTCCGGGGAAGCAGCCTTCGCGAGACCATGCTTCTTCCTCGTCCTTTGCCGCATATTCGTCGTCATACCTTTTGCAGCTGTTCCAGAGGAGCCGTTTCGCCACGGCTTCGATCTCGGCGTCAGCCGGTGGCTCATTGCGGCCGCGCAGGTACGCTTCCCGCGAACCGTATTGGTATTCGGCTGGATATGTTTGTCTGGCTTCCTGTTCCGCGATGCTCATTCCCACATCTCCGTTTCGTTGTTCCTGTAGTTCTTGCATTTGAATATGCGTGCTAATGCGTCAGCATCATCCAACGTTTGTTGCGGTATCGGGTTGAGCATCCCGGTCAGATAGTCGCGTGCCGCTACAGCTGTCCGGGCTTTTTCCCGCATTTCCCAGAGGATCAGCCTGTACCCATCGAGCATGTCGGTATGCGTGTCGTAGATGCGCCTGATACTGACCGCATAGTGCGTATCAGTCATAGGCAGTGTCCTTTCACCGGTTTCCTTCCTGTGTTTTCCTTTTTGCGTGTGGGCGGCGAGATCGAGTCTGGTCAACGGCAGGCGGTGCGCGCCGAGCGTCCTGATGAGGAGGTCGGGGTCTGCCGTGGTGCTGTATCCGTCGTTGAGTTCGGTTTCGTCACCGTCGGTGGTGTATGCGGTCCATGTGTAGCCGTCGTAACGGAGCAGTCTGGTGCGGTCCGCCGTCAGGTACCAGCCTTTGGCGTCGGGCAGTCTTCGGCCGGTCATTTCCGTGTCCTCGCTTTGATTGGGCACCTCGGATGGCATGGAGTCGCTGTAGCCGAGCATGTGACGGCAGTGCTCGGCAACGTCTCCAAGCGCTTGCCGTTCTCCGAGGTATACCAGCACGTCTGCTGCTGTTTCTGTGTAATCCACGTTGATGCTTTTCATGCTTGTTTCGCACCAGTCGATGATCTCGTTGAGCGTCTTGTCTTTCTGGGTGATGTTGGTAGCCATCATTCCTCCGTGTCCGGGCCGAGCGGCAGTCCACTGTTGAGCATCAATGCGAACTCCTGCAATGTGATCAGTCGCATGGTTTTCTTCCTTCCCAATGGTTCGGGTTTGATTCGCGTGCGCAATGCCGATGGTGAGAGCCTGAGCATCGCGTCCATCACCTCGGTGGTGGTGTAGGCGTGCTGTTGGCCCAGCTTGTTGATCGAGGTAAGGCCGACGCCTGCTTTTTTCTGGATGACCCACGGGTATGGTGAGTCCATGTTTCCGGCTTCCCGGATGGCTTCGCGCATGTGTGCCGGCGCGTCCATGGTCTGCGTCCATTTCACCTCGATGCACACGGGCCGGCCGTGGAAAAACACGTTGCCGATGTCCCCGATGTCCTTTCTCCCGCGCAAACGGAGGCGTTGTATGCGTAGGTCGTCCAGAGCCCACTGCAAGTAGGATTCCACGGCGGTCTCCATGCGGGTGCCGTTGCCCTTCGCGGTCTTGCGGCTGCGCTTGCGTTGCTTGCTGCTCATTGTTCGGCCTCCTGTTCCTCGGCTTCGAGCTCGCATTCGGGGCATGGGATGGGGTGCGCCGGATACAACGCGCACCCATGCCTCGGACAGACCGGTTCCACGTCAGGTGGTTCGATCCATTCGCGCATCAGAACTCAGACTCTTCGGCTGGCGTGCTCCACGGATCATCGGCCGGAGCCTGCGACTGCTGCGGCTGCTGCGGCTGCTGATAGCCGCCACCGTTGGCGTTGCCGCCCTGGTATCCGCCTGACTGCATCTTCCGCACCTGAGCCGTCGCATAACGCAGGGACGGGCCGATCTCATCGACCTGCAACTCGATGACCGTGCGGCTGGAACCGTCCTGCGCCTGATAGGAACGCTGCTGCAAACGACCCTGCGCGATCACACGCATGCCCTTCGCGAG